ACTTTTACATTCACCAAGAGCACTACTGCGCCGGCAACAAGGCCGCAGCCGAGCAGTTCGGACGCATCGCGCTGAGCTTCCCAAACCTCGACGATTCGTTCCGCTACGAGGTCGGGCTCAACCTTGCGCGGCTTGTCGCTTCTCGGCGCGAGGCGATGCAGTTCGCGATGTCGGCGCACGGTGTTTTCCCTTGGTGCCGCGAGGCAATCGCGTCGGTCATCCTCTTGGCGTTCGAGCGCAACGACGGCAAGCGGGCGAGCTTTTGGGCGTCGCGGATGCTGAGCCTTCCCGAGCCTACCGAGAAAGACCGACCGTGGACCCATGAGGTCAAATGGTATGGCTGGGCCGGGCACGACCTCGCGGCGCGGGCCTACCGCCTCGCCGGCCAACTGGACGACGCGGCGGCGTTGCAGCTCGTGTTTCACAAGCACACGGCACCGCGGATCCGGCTGACGCAAAAGACACTCGGCAACTCGACCAAATCGGTCGCCTTCCGCGACGCTTGGCTTTCGACAGCGGCGCAGCCGGAGCGCATCGAACACCGCTTTCTCGTCAAGGCCGACGACGCCGAGACGATGGGGATGGCGAAGCAATTCCTGCACGACGTAGGCGAGCCGAGCGCAGCCGAGCCGGGCGTGATTCAGGTCAACGCTGACGACGGCATGGTTCCGCCTCACAACTGGGACGAACGAATCTTGGCGAGCGGCTGCACGCTGATCGACGCGGAGAACATCGAGCAAATTCTGGGAGCGAAAAAAGCATGATTCCCGAGCCGGCAATCGTCGTCTGCACGACCAACGCAAGGTGTCTCGACGTGCTCAAGGCGTCGGTCAAAGCCTACGTGCCGCGCAACATTCGCACCTACTATTTCCACGGCGTCGGGGCGACGTTCGGCGAGGCTTACAACCACGCGGCAGGCATCGCGTTCAAGGAGCACGACGAGCTGGTTATCTGCAACGACGACATAGTGTTTACGCCGACGACGTGGCGCGACCTTTTCGCGGATGTGAAGCTGATCAAAGAACATTGCGAGAACGTCGGCTACGTCGCAGCCCGTTCGGACTACGCACGAGGGGCGCAGAACATCCGTTGCGGCACCGGGCGCTTGGACTTTCTGCGATTCGAGAGCGAGCGCAGCATCGTCGAGACGCCGGTCATCGCGCCGATTTGCGCGTGGATTCACAGAGACGCATGGGTGGACTTCCCGCCGATCAACTGGTTTTCCGACGACGTGCAATGCGCGGACATGAAGCGCCGCCACTTCATCTCGCGAGCCTACGTCCACCACGTCGGCTCTCAGACGTGCGGTTACGACGCGGCAAAGTGCATGGCCGACGCCGAGCCGTGGTTGAAAGCGAACCGTCCGGCGCTGCACGCGCAGCACTTCGGCACGGTTTGACGATTCGCGCAATTGTATGGCCGCCGTCCGAGACTTCGACCCGACGCAGATCAATTCCGACTTTTCGGCGATACTCGCGCAGGCGGGCGTCTCGTTTACGTATCAGGGCGCAAGCATTACCGGCGTCTGGTCATCCTCTCGCAACGCGTTCGCTGAGTTCGAGGACCAACGCCGCGACGATTCGCGCTTCACCGTGTTCCTGCTCACGACAAGCGTGAGCGCCGTTCCGCAGGCCACGCAGACGCTTTCGCGGGCTGGCATCACCTATTTCATTGATCGCGTGATGCTCGACGCCGAGGGCGCGGGATGTGAACTCGAAGTTCAAAAGTCGATATGATCGAAATCGAAGCCAGTTTCTCGCGGCTAGAATTCCAGCTGGCGAAGCTCGCCAACGCGGCAAAGGTTGACCTCGGGCTGGTTATCAAGGAGGAGGCCAAATACGCGATTCAAACCATCGTCAAATTCACGCCGCCCAAGAGCAAGCAGCAGGGCGCGAACGCGGTGCGGGCTGACTTTTCCAGACTAGCGCAGCCGCTCGTTTACCAAGACTTGCAGGCCAAGGCGAGCGGAGGCGGATTCTACAAGTCAATGGCGCGTTACGTGCGCAACCGGCAGATCGAGAAACTGCGGGCGCTTCTGCGCAACCCGAAGCTCTCACACTACTACGGCATGCGACTTTTGGAGAACGAGGACGCGCTGCGCCTTGAACATCGGCGCAAACAAAACGCTCGCGGAAGAATCACCGGCAAGCCGGACCAACTCGCGTTCGGCAGCGACTTCAAAAAATACCGCAACGAGATCGAGGGACGCGTCGGCTGGACCGTCTCGGGCTGGAACTCGTCGGCAAAAGTCGCCGGGGCGCGATACAAGAAATTCAGCGACAAGCTCAAGCCGCAGGCAAGCGGGAACAAGCTGTTCGGCTCGGTGCAATCCAGCTTCGGGCCGCAGCCTTTCATCAAAGCGACGGCGCACAACGTGAAGATTCCAAATTATCAGCGCATGATCGACGGCGCGATTAACTCGCGAATCAAAACGACCACGAAGAAAATCGCCGCAGTTCTCGCCAATCGAGCCGTGAATCTTGGCTTCACCCGCGTCGGTGGCGCGATGCCAATCAAAACCGCAGCAGCATGAGCACCCGAACAAACATTCGCAACGCCACCGCCAACGCATTGACCGGCGCTCTCGTCGTTCCGACGGCGAACATCTTGCGCGGGCGCAACAACACGATTGCGAGCGTCAGCTTTCCCTCCGCCGCCGTTTACGCGGTCAGCGAGCAGATCGAGGTCCGCACGCTCGGGCCGAGCAACCGCACGCAATACCGGCAGCTTCAGCTCGTCGTGGACTACTTCACCGCCGAGAGCGGCACCTACCTGATCGACGACCTTTTCGACACCGGCAGCGCGGCGGTCGAGGCGGCAGTTCTCGCGGACGTTACGCTCGGCGGGCAGTGTCAGGACCTGCATTTGACGAGCGTCGAATATACGATTGAGCCAGACGAGGACCGGCGCTTCGGCTCGGCTCGGCACACTTTCAACTGCATTTATTTTTCAACCGACTAACCTCATTTTATGGCAACCAAACTTGGCCGCGACGGCTTAATCCGCATCTCGTCAACCACCATTGGCGAGCTTCGCAACTACGCTCTGACCCACACTTCCGACACCGTTGAGGATTCCGTCCTCGGCGACACCTACCGCACCCGACTTGCATCCATGAAAACTTGGAGCGCGTCGGGCGATCTTTACTGGGACGAAGGCGACGCCGGTCAGCTTCTGATCACCATCGGCAGCTCGGTCACGCTTAACCTTTACCCAGAAGGCGCGACGACCGGCGACGTTTACTATTCCGGCGCGGCCATCGTGACCCAGTTTAACGTAAGTGCCAGCTTTGACGGCATCGTAGAAGGCTCGATTGCCTTCGAAGGTAACGGTCCGCTCTCAACGTTGACGGCTTAATTTAGCAGGCAAAACACACAACACACACATGGACGCAATCGACCTCGTAAGAGAACACTTCGCCTCACTCGGCACGCGCAAAATCGACGTGCCGGAGTGGAAGCTCGTCGTGCACGCAACGCCGGTCACGCTCTCGGAAAAAAACCGGCTCTATCGTCGCAGCAAAGAGAACGACATGGAGCTTTTGGTGGATATTCTCATCATGAAAGCCACCGACGAGCACGGCGCGAAGCTGTTCACGATTGAGCACAAGCCGACGCTGTTGAACAAGGCGGACAGCAACGTCGTCGGCCGCGTCGCAAACGCCATTCTCGCGGACGACAGTCCAAAGGTGGACGACCTAAAAAACTGATCTACGGCGGGGAGGCGGCAGACCTTCTCGCCGTTTACGCGCTCGCGGACCGTCTGCACAAATTTGCCCACGAAGTTCTTGCGATGCCTGCCGAAGAACTGAACGGCTGGCTGGCTTACATCGAACACCAAAACCGAATCTCTAAATAACATGGCTGAAGCATCATTTACACTGCGGGCGGTCGATGCGACGAGGGCGGCTTTTGCGAGCGTGCAGAACTCGCTTTCGAAGCTTCAGAACAGCTCAAAGGTGGCTGGTTCGGTCATGAAAAAAATGTTTAACGTCGAACAAATAGGTTCGGCGTTTGCGACCGCTCTGGGGTTAAACATTCAAAACATTTCTGAAAACATTGCGCGATTCATCACGGGGCAATCCAAGGAGGTCGAAAAACTTCAAGAGGAATTGATCTCGCTGGGAGACGAAGCAATCAGTTCGGCGGCTCAACTTGCGAAAGCTCGGAACACTGACACCCAAAATCTAAAGGCGCTGATTATTTCTCAGCAACGACTCAACGATCTTCTTTCAAAACCGGTAGGTGATTTGAAAGGGCGCGTTGAGGCAAAGAGGGCCGAGGTGGAGTTGAACAAGGTGAATCTTGAAATACTTGGTCTTACCAAAAAAGTTCAAGAGGAAGCCGATAAACAATTTCAAGAGGCCCAAGCGCGGAAAATCTCATTGCTTCGGGACAGTCAGAAAGCGTCCGAAGATGCCTTTGAGCAAATGATGGCCGCACAAATCAAGCTTAACGCAGAATTCCGAACCGCTAAAGACAAGGAATCAGCGGAGAAAAAATCACGGCAAGCGATTGCGGACTCCTACAAGTCGGCGATTGATCCGATGTTTGATTACGCCAACTCACTGAAAGAGCTTAAATCGCTGGCAGACGACGGGCTTTTGACCGAGCTGGAATATCTAAAAGCCGTTGGTCTAGTAGGAGACAAATTCGCAGCGTTGAATAAAACCCAAGAAACCTACGTTGAAACTTTGGGTTTAACGTCGGAAGAAACAGACCGGCTCCAAAGGTCTATGATGGAGCTGCAAATGATTCAAGAAGCCGGCAACCTGATCGCCCAAGGCTTCGAGGACGCAATCTTGAGCGGGCAAAAGCTCGGCGAGGTCGTTCGCTCGCTCGGTCGTGATTTGGTGCGGCTAGTGTTCAACCAAATGGTCACGCAGCGGCTCGCCTCGGGGATCGCTACTTTTCTCGGCGCTCCACCGATACCCGGCCGCGCAATAGGCGGACCAGTCAGCAGCGGCTCGCCCTACGTCGTCGGTGAAAAGGGACCGGAGCTGTTCGTTCCGCACGCGTCTGGCACCATCGTGCCAAATAACAAGATGGGGAGCAGCGGAGGCGGCGGCAGCGGAAGCGTGACGGTCAATTACAACATTGCGGCGGGCGTCTCGCGAGCCGAACTCGTGCCGATTCTCGACCAAGAGCGTCGCCGGCTAAAGGCCGAGATTCCCGACATGGTTCGACGCGGCGGCGGATACCGTGCAGCCTTTG